AGAAATTTTTTGCGACAAGAATCTTGAAGTCGTCTTCAGTAGCTCCAGTTGCTCGAATTACCGTATAGGCCTCCACGACCCCGTCATCATCAGCACGCATTCCAAGGTCAAAATACAGAAGTCTTGAACTCGCTGGCATTCGTAAGAAGCGTGCGGACTCAATGATTCGCTTAGAAAACATCCTGCGTTCTGCCATTACTTTCCATCCTTTCTTTTCTCAAATTCATAGCTAAAACTATCATACAGTCATCAGCTTGCTTTTCTGTTTCGAATTTTGCATAAGTCTTACCATCAAGGAGTACTCCCCACTTTCCAGAAATGAGCTTAAATGTATCAATCTCTTTATAATTACTTAATCTCATCTTTTGCCTCTTTCTTTGGCACCATCAGCAGAAGTCACCACTGCCGATGGTTATTCAATTGTCTCGTGGCACATTATCCAAACAATATATAATCCTTTAATCAGGAGAATTACTAAGAATTTCAATGATGCACTTTCCAGTCTGCGCCTTCGTGCAGAACTGCCATTCGACACCATACCTGCTGGCGAAGGTCTTCATCGCCTTTGCCAAGGTCTCACCAGTAATGGCTTTTGTTTTGATTGTGTGCCAAGTACCAGTGTCCGTTCGGACTCTTTTAAAGCCTCTAGGATTTTTCCATCGTGCGACATCCTCAAGTGAAGCGATGCCACCACCATGTTCAACCAAGAAGATTATCTTAATGCCTGCCTCTGACGCTCTTAGTGCCTCATTTCGCAGTCTTTCGTGTTGCTGGCATAAATTACTACATACTTCACTTAAACCTTGCTTACGGTCAACCACGAGCCTAGGATTGTCATAGGACATATAATCGCCAACATAAAGTTTAGAAATAAAGTGCTGTATACCTTGCTTATCGAACTCATCGACAATCTTTTTGATGGCTCTAGCCTTTTCTCTACTGTCAATTTGAATCTGCATAAGTCTCCTAGTTGAATGGTAGCCCAGAGTCATCTACGCTGTCTGTAAATTCTGTATCAAACGGTGTTCCTTGGTTTGTAGCCATATAAGCAGCAGGAGTAGGGTTGTCTTGCTTTTTCTCTACGAACTCGCAATTTTCTACAAGCACATCCGTCGTATAGACCTTTTGCCCGTCCTTATTTGTGTACGAGCCTGTTTGAATGTGTCCGTTCAATCCGATCCTCTGTCCTTTCGAGAAATACTTTTCGATAAACTCTGCCGTCTTGCCAAATGCTACACAAGAGATAAAGTCTGCACTTTGCTCTCCCTCTTTGGCAAAACGGCGGTCGACTGCCAATGTGAAACGGCATACCGCCATTCCTGATGTTGCTGTATATCTGTTTTCAGGGTCGCGTACAAGGCGACCTACTAACTGTACTGAGTTCATGTCTAGTTCTCCTTTGCTTTATCAAGTACTAAATACCATTTTGAATTTGAATCTATGCATTAATGCTATGTTGCTGAATAAATACTTCATTGTTTTTCTTTTTCTATAACTCTAAATAATGGATTGGTGCTGTCAGCTTCCTTGTACGCTTGCAATAATCGCACTTCTCGCACCTTGTTGGCTCGATTCGTCCATTTTTTATGTCCATAATGTGAGGAACATATTTCTTGATTTCTTCTAATCGTTCGCTGAGCAATTCATCATCAAGGTAGATGACTTTTATATCTGGCTCTTTTTCTTTGCTCAGCGCTGCAATATAGAACGGCAAGCGCTCTCCAGTATTCTGTCGAACAATCTCTTGATAGACAGCACCTTGGATGTCATACCCCCAAGCCCGAACAAATTCTACTTGCCCGAAGCCGTTAACATAAGTGTGCTCTGATAGTGATTTCATCACTTTCAAATCTGCTATTAGAATGCCAGGCAAATAGGAGTCCATCTTTATTTTCCACTGTGATTCTGCGATTTCTCCAGTCATAATTACTTGCTTCTGCCCACTTAAAAACTTCATAAAATAGGCATCCGCCTCCGCACGCTGGATAATCCTTTCAGCCTGTTTGTAGTCTGATTTCAGACTCCCTTTTGCTGTGAAAATTTCTTGATTTTGACTCTTGAAAGTATCCAGCGTACCTTCGAAATATGCATCGACATAGCTGCCAACTAGCAATGGCGTGCTCTTTTCTTCTATCCAGTTTTCCATTAACTGTGACATCGCTTTTGCTTCGCAACCACTATGTGCAAGTGATCCGCAAAAACTTTTGTATTGCGAGACAGACAGATATTCTCTGTCCGCCTCGCTGGAATAATAATTCTCAGCTGTCAATATCATTTTTCACCTTCTTTTTTTTCAAATGGATCTACAACTTTTGATTTTGCTTGAGTACTATCCTCCACTTCTCCTTCAACGGCACATCCCATAAGTGAACTTGGAATGTAAACTCTAGCAAAAAACGCTGCTGCTCGATAAGCGAGCATCTGATCTGTCATCGTCACCCACTTCTTGTTGCTACTCCAGCCTTCAGCTTTTGCCATTTGTACTGTGATCTCTGTTCCTACGACCTCTTCGCCATCGCTTACCCTGATTGCTTTTATAAAGCATCCTCGGTTATCAGAGCCTTTTTCACCAGTGTACACTGGCAACACATTTTTGAAGTGCCCACTTGCTTGAATCATTGACATACAAGCTTGTCCACTCCACGACGGTTTACCTTTAACAACATACAAATTCTGCATCACGAACATTGGACTTACCCCCATGCGATTAGCCATATCAACAGCTATTGTGCAGTCCATCGGCTTGCCTTGGTACGCCTGGGGAACTAATTGCGACTGAGCAAATAGGTTTCCAATTTTATACAGATTTTTAAAAGACTCTGGGTCTGAAAAAACCTCTTTCGGCAAGTTTCTCTGCTCTTGTACTACTACCTCATCCATTTCGTTTACTCCTCCCAAAACTCATCTGTACTTTTTCTGCAAGCATCTACACAATTTTCGCACCATTTCTCATCAAAGATTTCCCAATAATCTTCTCCGTCTAGTGGTAAACCACATCTATCACAACAGGGCAATTTTGCACGCTTTCTTTCATATTCTGCCTGTCTGCGTTCTTCGGCCTTCCAAGGCTCCTCAAAAATTTCCATTTCTTCCTCCTTTGCATCTAAAAGAGCATCTATGATATACCACGCTGGAATAATAGGTGTTTCACTTAGCGTCAATGCTTCGTCTCTCACAAGATTTAACCATTCCAAAGCATAAATCCATTTCTGATTTTTTTGTAAGCTAACAGGTGCATATACAAAGATTTCTAGTGCGATATCTACAAGTGACATACACTCCACATCTTTGATCACTTTTACTGCTCCGCTTTCAAGCTCAATTCTCAGCTCGCTTCCAACCCAGCTAACGCTTTTCAAAGTGTGCGTTTCAAAGCTTTCAAAAACATCTTTTACCGCTTCCAAAAATCTGATTTTTCTAGCTGAAAGATTTAATGCATGACTAACTGCCAATTTTTTTCCCATTTTTTATCTCCTTTTCACTCTTTTCTACTTATGCATCTTTTACAATTTTTACAATTTTACAGGTGCAGCCCCACGGCCACACCCATCGCAAAGACAAAGATGAAAAATAGCGTGTTTTTTACGAGCGTAACTCTGTCTTCTAGCTCTTCAAGCTCTTCTTCCGCCGCCTCAAGCTCCCTAAGCCTTCCCCTCTCAATTTCCTCGTATTCTACATAGCCCATCTTCAGCTGATTCCTCATTCGTGCTTTCTCCTTTCTTCTCTATAGCTGATTACAGTGGCATGTGACCCAGCAATTGTACTGGCCACATTTTAGCCTATACTCAAATGCTGGACTTTTTTCGTCAATGTTTTCTGGGCACTCTTCACAATTGTATGTATTGTGTGGGTTATACATAAATTCTTTGTATTTCTCTAAGTATTGCTCCTTATCCTTCTTTAGCGAATCCCACTCTTTCTTTGTCATAATCTTCTCCTTTGTTGTGACTACATCCGTTACTCATTGAACTCAGCTTCTTTGTCAAGTCTTTGAATAGCCTCACACGCCTCTTTCCTAATCGCCTCTAACCGTAATCTCGTTGTATCTAAGTCTTTGCTTCCATCACTTAACATTGTGTTAATGATGTCAAGCATGATCACCAGTGAAATCGACAATAAACAATAATTTACATCACTCATCTAATTCCCCTCTCTAGCCCTCTCCATTTATCCTACCTCTCTTACTATCTTCCACCCTGCTCCATTTGCAGGCCTTCTCCTCTGACTTGCAAACTCGGCTGTTTGCATTTTTATCCTCTTTGCTATCCACTTATCAAAACCAACCGTGTCAAAAATAATCTTTGAGTTTGGCTTTGATGGGTCTATCTTAGTAGCAAAGTTCTGCTTCGGATCTCTGTAGGCCTCCATCAGTAGTGGTACCGGAAATCCAAGCTTTTTAAGTTCTGACATTTTCATTATTTGTTTCGGAAATTCCATATTAACCTCCTATTTACTTTCCCTCTAATCTCTCCTAAACTATTTTTACAAGCTATTGCAGTAGCTGAGTAATTAGAAAGGAGGGATATGAGTATGAAAATTAATCCTGATTGTGTAAGAGATATCCTTATCAATATTGAAAGTTTTGAGTATGGTTCGGCTCATACTATCGATCAAATGTGCTCTGAACTACCCCGTTATTCATACGAGGAGCTTGATTACCACTGTCTACATCTATATGATGCAGGTTTTATAAAAGCTACTACAGTCAATATTCGCGGTGGATATCTTCCTCAAGTTTCGAGAGTGTTTGATTTAACATATCAAGGTCATCAATTTTTAGATGAAATCCGTTCTGATAATGTTTGGAATAAAACCAAAGAAACTGCCAGAAGCATTGGTTCTTTTTCAGTCAATACTCTCTCAACAATTGCCACAGATGTTATTTCATCTCTTGTTCACAAGGGTCTTGGCCTACAGTAACATAGACTGTCAAATTCAGCTCCGCTTCAGACATTGCGGAGCTTTTTAATGTAAATTCCTTAACATTCTTAATTTCTACCCCATCAAGATATAGCTTGTTATCTCCAATCGTGAGTTTTTGTAATTCCATCTTCCCTCCTAACCTACCATTTCAATCAACGGCAGTATCCCCTTTGATTTAAGGAAGTCATACAAGAATAATCGTCCCTTTTGAGTCCAGTACATATGCGTTTTCGCTCCCTGACTGCCATCTGGCTTATTGTAGTTTTGCGTCTTTGTCTGCGTGTATCCTTCGCTTTGATACTTTGCATACAAAAACCACACGCCAGACTGGTTATACTGCACACCCAGCTCATGCAACTTCTTATTCATGCCTTTCGCACTCATACCATAATCTTTCGCAATCTCTGTCACCGATAAAAGGTCTCTACACTGTAAAATAAGATCGTAATAGGTCGCTTTTGGCTGAAGCTCTGCTATCTGCTGCGTCTTAATGCTATTATCTAGTTGTAATGCTTCGAGCTTTTCCTCCTGCTCAAGTGCCAGTTGCAATGCCTCTTTTAGTGTTCTTGGCACTTGCACACCGTAGGCCCCTGTCCTTCTGATACTTGGCAAGACTTCTTCAAACACCCAGCGTTCAAATTTTTCTGCTGACGGCAATTTGCTTGATATGATTAAGCGATACAAGTCCCCTTCTGGGATAAATACTGTTTCCTGCATTCTTCCGAGACGATCAGTGATGGGGGTACGAATCATCCCGTCATCTCTACAATGTCGTGTGACTGCCTTATGTGGCTCACTATATCCTAATGCTCTTGCCACATCCGTACCTGCAAAGTAAGGTCTTCCATCAACATCTAAAGTTCTAACTTCTCCAAATTCAGCGTTACTAAAAATTTGTAATCCTTCCATTCTTCCTCCTTTTCTTTATTCGGTTTTTCCGAAATTATCACCTAAAAAAATTTGCCCTGTTCTGATTTCAAGGGCATTTGCAATCAAACTTATCGTATTATATGACGCATTTCGTAGATTGTTGATGTCATTCTCGTAACTCCAGATAGTCCTTGTTGAGACATTAACTTTTTTAGCCATCTCCTCCTGTGAAAGACCTCTCAATTTTCGCCATTGTGCCAATGTAAGAATTTGCATTTCTATATATTCCTATCCTTCCTCCCCGTCATACCGATAGGACAGTATCTTGTAGTTATCTTAGAAACAGCCAAAACAAGCCAATTATAATGATTACTAATCTGAAAGTATAAAAGGCCAATTTTACAGATTTCCATAACAATGTCTTCATAGTGCTTGTCACAAGCACGGAAAAGTGATATAGTACCCCTTAAGGGGCGGGGCTTTCGCCCCTATGTTATTAATTGATACTGTGTAGTATCATCATAATTATGGACACGAGAGTTCCGATCTCTAGTACCAACCCGATGAGCTTTCTAACTAACTTAGTGAGCTCATCTATTTTTTTATACCACTTTTCCATGTCTTCTTCTCCTTTCTCTTCTCTTTGTGCTTTTCTCAAACACAAGTGTAGTATAGCATTCGGTTATTCCGAAGTCAAGAAATTTTTTTCGTAAATCCCGAAATTTTTATCTTTTTTTATGTTATATATTTCATTTTTGCCGAATATATGATATTATGTAGCTACGGAGGTACAGCTATGTTTGCAAAAAACTTAAAATACTTACGCCAGTTACATAACATAGATCAATTACAACTTGCGGAAGCTTTAGGGCGAAAAAGTGCGTCATCCATTAGCGAGTGGGAAAGTGGAAAGTACACTCCTAAGATTGGAGTATTATCTATGATTTCCTCGTATTTCAATGTTGACCTTGATGATATGATGACTAAGGACTTAGAGCTCGAAAACTCAACGCAGAGTTGGTCTGATCAGACTAACACTTCCGACACTGATCCTGAAGCCGTAGAGCTAGTACGGTTTTTATCAGATAATACGGAATATAAAGAACTGATAACATCCCTTAAAGATGTGAGTAAAGACGATTTAAATGCAGTTAAAGTAATCGTGGACAGATTGAAAGACAAAAAAGATTAAATTATGATAGGAGGTTTTATCATTATGGGTTTTTTCGATAATTTCAAGGGGGCTCAATACAAAGCTGAGCTTGAACGACTGGAACAGGAGTATATTCAACTCAAAAATTCAATTACGCCTGAGATGCAAGATATCCTAGACCACAAGAGTGAGATTGCAAGATTACAAAGTGATATTGGCAGTTTAAATGCTCAGATTTCTAGTATGAATGAGGATATAGATAAATTAAATGGCGAAATAGAGCAAAAAAGCAAACACATTATATGGCTCGATGAGGAGACTGTTGCACAAGAATGCGGACTCTACCAACCTACTTTTGAGTTTGCATCTTCTCTTGATTATAAAGATGCTTTATCTAAGCTCAGAGCGGAGCAAAAAGAATTAATTAAGCTGGGGAAAGCAGTATTAGGAAATAATGAATGGACTGTAAATGGTAGTACAGCACAAGGGAAAAAGATGGTGAATGACACTCAAAAGTTACTTTTAAGAGCCTTTAACAGTGAATGCGACGACTTAATTGCAAAAGTCAAATACACAAATTATGATGCGACATCAAGTAGAATTTATAAATCAGCAGACACTATTTCTAAGCTTGGCAAAATTATGTCTATTTCCATTACGCAAACCTATCTTGATGCCAAGATAAAAGAGCTAAGGCTTGCTTATGAATACCAGATTAAAAAACAGGAAGAAAAAGAAGCACAAAAAGAAGCAAAGGCCGAACAAAAAGAACAAGCAAGAGTTGCCAGAGAACTTGAAGAACAAAAGAAGAAGATTGAAAAAGAGCAAACCCACTATAATACGGCATATGAAAAAGTTCTTGAACAGTTGAAAAAAACGCCAGATAATCCTGATTTGATTGAAAAGCAAAAAGAGCTAGCCAACCAACTAGACGATATTGAAAAAGCACTAAATGATGTTGATTATCGTCAAGCTAATATGCGTGCAGGATATGTATATGTGATTTCTAATATTGGAGCTTTTGGAAATGATGTATATAAAATAGGAATGACGAGAAGACTTGAGCCTATGGATCGAATCGATGAACTCGGTAGTGCTTCAGTTCCATTCAACTTTGATGTCCACGCAATGATATTTTCTGATGATGCTCCGGCACTTGAAGCGGCCCTTCATAAGGCTTTTGAAGATAAAAAGTTAAATATGATCAATCAAAGGCGTGAATTCTTCAAGGTTACTCTTGATGAAATAAAAGAAGTTATCAAGAAAAATTTTGATAAAACTGTAGAATTTAATGACATTCCAGAAGCTGAACAATTTAGGGCAAGCTTAAAACTACGAAAAGAAACATTATAATTATACTGTGGCTTGACTTTCT